CCCTTGCCCTCAAAGATGCGGCCGAGAAACAGCAGGTAATCGTCTTTCTCCCTGCGGAACTCGAACTCTTCCGGCGCGAATGAATTCGGAATAAACGCGTCGTACCAACCGACGAGGTTGCACTCGGCCACGGCTTTCATGCCGTAGTGAGCGTGCATGACCGCGTAGCTCTCAAACACCTTCCACCTGGCGAAGCTCGAGGCATAGCCGATGCCGGACTCGACCGCGATCATGTCGGCGTGCGCGTCGGCGACCGCCGCGTGGCCATGGCCGAAAGGGCAGAGCTGGAAATCGCGCGGCTGCTTGCGCCAGCCGACGGCGGCGACCGCGTTCTCGTTGAATGTCCGGTAAGGATGGCTGTCGAGCTTGAAGTCGAGGTAATGCTCGGGAAGCCCGATGTCCCCGCGCCGCGTGACCGTGACGTGCTCGTCGCAGGCGACGTCGGAGTCCTCTTACCGTAATGGATCACATGGTGGCCGCGGCCGCGGAGCATCGCGCAGAGCTTCGCGACCTTCTGCGTGAACGCGCAACAGAGCCAGTCGCGGTTTGTCGCGGTGTGCGGCACGCCGAGGACGTGGAAGCGCATCACCAGTATTCCGTAATGTAGACGACGCCGCTATAGCCGGCGCCGCCGGCCGCGTTGCCTCCCCCGCCGCTAGTGCCCATCGTCGCCCCTCCTCCGCCGCCACCAAAAAAAGTGGCCGGCTGACCGTTCGTGTAAGATCCGACGCATCCGTTAGGCGTAGCGCCGCCGCCGTAGACGCTGTTTCCGCCCGCTCCAGCGGGGCATTGAATGTAGGCGTCGTTGCTCAGAAATCCCCCCTGCCCACATTGTCCTGGGATCGCTATGCCACCGATGGCGCCTCCCTGAACGGCCCCGGCCCCCGGTGATATGCCGGATGCATACTGGCCGCCGTAAGCGACGCATAGATTGTTATTCACACCGACGCCGCTCAAGCCTCCAGATCCTTGACCGGAAGTGTTGGCATAGCCGCCGGCGCCGATCGTGACCGGCTGCGAAGCTCCGATCTGAGCTGCGGTGACGATCGCGCGAGAATAGCCGCCGGAGCCGCCGCCGCCGCCGATCGTGTAAACGTAGCTGCCGACAGGACCTTGGAGCGCGCCGCCGCCGCCGCCACCGACGCACTCGATGACAGCCATCACTAAGCCAGGGGTCGGCGTATAAGTGCCCGAAGCATTGAAGCCGACGGTGCGCCTAGGCGACGATCCAGCTATTCCACGAACGCCGGTGGCGCCTGGAGCTCCACTTGCTCCGGCAGGACCGACCAGCCCTTGCGGCCCGGTGGCGCCGGTCAGTCCCTGCAGGCCGCTCGCTCCGATCGGACCGGTGGAGCCGGGCTGACCGATGGGACCGGTCGGGCCTTGAGGTCCAGTCGGGCCCGCGGGACCTGTCGGACCCGTAGGGCCGCCCGTAGGACCGGTCGCGCCGATCGGACCGCTCGGCCCCTGCGGACCGGTAGCGCCGGTCGGACCGGATGGACCGGATGGACCCATCGGCCCGGTCGCGCCGCTCACTCGACGATTGCCTCGTGATCGCTCTCGTTGACGCGCATCTCGAGCTTGAGCCTTGAGCCGGTAAGGTCGATCGGCGCGATATTCCCGCTCGCGTCCTGCGACTGATAGATGAACGGCACGACCCAGTCGTCGTTCTGCGAAATGTTCATCGTGATGCCGTAATACGCCGGGCCCGCCACGGCTCACTTGCGCCTCACCTTCGCAAACAGCTCATCGATGTCTCTGCGGCTCTTGACCTCGCCGCGCTGCAGGCCGCCGACGGCGGTCACGTAAGTTATGAAAGCATCGTGGATGTGCTGATAGAGCTGCTCGGCCATTGAGATGACCTCGGCATTCGTCATCGCGTAATTGTTCCAGTCAGCAGCCACCCACGTCGTCGTGAACGTTGAATCTCCGAGAGCGGCGCTTGCCGCGAGGCCCACGAGGTTCAGGGATCTGTCATCGGTCTTGATCGGCATCCCAGCCGGAGCCGACGCGACGCCGGTGATGGTGAGACCACCGCTCTCGGTGAGCCACCTCTGATAGGCGGCGTAATACATGTTATTCGCGAAGATGGTCTGTTGCGGATCGAGCGCGGCCTGCAGGGATGCGTCAGTCTGGGCTCCCTGATCGTCATAGGGCCACACGGTCGGCTGGTTGACCTGGCAGAAATCGATGTAACCCTGGTCGGTGTTTGGTACTTGCGCCTGCTGCAAACTCGAGAATATCCGCCCGTCGTCGGCGAGCCAGTACCAATTGTATGGATTGAACGCCATCGCTTCGCTCCGTTAGGCGTAGAAGCCGCCTGAGGCATTGTTTTGAGCCCCAGCAACAGTGCCGGGAAAGTAATTAAGGCCCCCTCCGTTGGAGGAGATGATGGAAAGATAGGATACGTTGAACCTCTGGTCGGAAACGTTCCCACCCCCAGTCAGCGAACTGTAGGCGAGTTCGATATTGCCTTGGGAGCTGGCCCAAACAAACGCGCCCGCGTAGGAAGCTGTGCCGCACACGAGCGCCGGGCCGCCGTTGGCGTTGCTCTGAATCAGTCCGCCGGTCAGCGCGTAGAAGGCCGCGCCGGGAGTCATCGCGTTCCCGTTGATAGTCCCGTGAAGAGTCCATTTGACGTTCGGAACGGTGTTGCTGAGCAGCGACGACTGGCCGACGACGACCTGGGCTCCTGGGCTCGGCCCGAGGTCGATGTTACCGAGAGCGACTTGCAATCCACCGGCAAGAGTTATGCAACAGCAGGCATCAGATGGAGATGAACCAGACGACTGAAACCCGAAGCCGTCCACGCTGTACGGTCCTCCGGTATTTGGGAATATAGCAGCGGTCTGGTTCGTTCCGGTCACCATGACGGACGTCGGCGTCGTCGTATTGCCGACCATGATGACGGTGCCCGAACCGTTCATTCTCCGGGCGACGAACGCGTTATAGCCGCCGTTGGCAACGTTGATGTAAATGTTGTGGTTATTGAGATTGTAGAGCGGGACCTGATCGAGCGCGTGTTGAATGGTCTGGAACGGCCCGTGGACAGTGCCTGCTGTGACGGTGCCGCTCGTGCCATCGTAAAGCGTATCGCTCCCCGTCGAGGCGTTGACGTAGATCGCTATGTCGTTGAGCAAGTAGATCGGCATGCCGGGGAGGGCCGACGTGCCGGCCGTCGACCACACGACATGGAAACTGGTCCCATCATATTCGAAGCATGTGATTGAGCCCGCCCGTAGCTCGTTCTTGGATAGAGCGGAGCCGTCGAAGTGAACGATCGGCCGCGGGCCGAGCGCGTTACAATTGAGAGTGGAAGGCCCCGTATTGTCGATGGCGATCTTGCAGACCACCATCATGTATTTGAAATAAGCCGCCGGCCGGCTTCCAACGTTCGAGGATGCACTCGAGGTCGGTGTCGCGGCCGATCAGCAGATGCGGATCAACGCCGCATTGTCCCGAGGAGCACCGGAACCAGCTCAGCGTCCCCGAATGGACGTGGACCTGCCAGTAGTATCGGTTTTCCGGCGGCCCGAGCCCGTAGTTTGGCCATTCAGAAAGCTCCCCGGCCTGAACCGGTTTGCCATTGGGATCGAGGATTACCTGACCCCATTGGTTATGCATGAGCGAGCCGTTGCCGATGACCCGGTTGTCACCGCACGCATCGATACCGACCCTGAATGGCCGGTATTCAGTGATCGTGATGTCGTAGCCCAGTTGCGCCGCCGCATCGATGAACCACTGACGCGATTGACCGCCGAGCAGCGTCATGCGCTGCACGAGCGCGTCGTCGAGTCGTCGCTGTCGAGGTTCTGGATCGGCACGTTGACCGGGAATGGGATCGGCGCGACCACAAAGAAATCCTTGATGGTGACCGGCCGCACCGTATCGAGATAGGCGGCGACGCGGGCGACGTCGCTCGGCAGCGGGATGCCATTATTGTCGGCCCGCAGATCGTCGCACATGAAGCGCACGGTCATCGTGCCGATGCCCATCTCGTTTGGATAGGACCACGCCCGCGTCACGCCAGGAACACTGAGCGCCCAATGGACATAGTCCTCCTCGTCGCCGCCCATCGGCGGATTGCGGATGCGTTCGAGCACCCGAGCGCGCAGCTCGTCGTCGGTCTCCTCGTCCGTGCCGCCGTCGAGGTATCCGACCGTGGTGCTCGTGATGCCGGCGATCGGCGCCGGGAGAGCGAGCGTCGTTCCAACGTCGAGATTGCCGATCGAGCCAGGGGTGAGGGCGACGATCGACGCATTCGTCGGTGAGCCGGCCGGGCCGGTGACGATCTGCTGCGTCGTCTCGTAGCTCGCGATCGTTCCGTAAGAGAGCACGGTCGCCTGCGGCACGACGACGTTCGGTATCGAGCTGATGAATACCGCAGTGCCCGCGGCCGGCGTCGCCATCTTGCGCCCGACGGACCCGTCGGCGTTGACGAGCCAGATGTCGGCGTGGCGATCGAGCCACTCCGTCTCCGCCGTGTCCGGCATGAGCTGCAGCGCGAGCCAATCGACGTACTGCAGCGTCAGGTGACACGTCGCCCCCATCGCGTCCGACATGACGCGGAGCACCGAATTCGGCACGTTGGCGTCGGCGCCGGGGAGCCGGCCGCGGATCGCGTCGCGGACCGCGCTGCGGACATCGGCCAGGGTTGGAGTGGTCCACGGCATGTGTCAGTGCTCGGTCACGTCCGCGACAGGACCGCTCGGCAAGATGTCGCTCCAGAGGATTTGATACTGGAGCTGGATCGCGAGCTGCGGCCCGCGGTAGAGCGCGACCGTCGCCTGGATGCGCTGCTTGTCGATGCGGGCGACCGACACGTCCTTGCGCGATGCGAGGCCGATGTCGATGAACGGCTGGATCGCCTCGATGATGTAGTTCTGGACCTTGACGAGCGTCGAGCCTTCCTGCGCGTTCCCGTCCGCGATCTTCGATCGCTTGAGCAGCCACAGCCGCGAGCCGATCGGCCAGCCGCCCCAAATCGTTCCGGCATCCATGTCGCCCCACCAGCCGCGCCGGTCAGTCGAATCCGGGATCGGCAGGATGTCCGTCTCGGAGGCGAGGCGATCGGTCCCGAGCGCGACGATGACCGCGGTCGCGAGCGCCTGCGTCTGATCGAGCGTTCCATCGTCGAGGAGCAGCCAGTCCGACGACACCTCGGTCTGATAGGGAAAGATCGCGTACTGGACGAGGCGGATGTCAGGCACGCTGCGCCTCCAGAACACCCACGCGCGCGGACAGCTCTTTGACCGCGTTGACCAGGGCGAACATGATCGGATTGAAGTCAGTGATGTCGCGCACGTCGTCACGCTCGACGCCGTCGATATAGCCGCGCCGCACTCGCACGATCTCAGGGAATGCAGCTTCACATTCCTGCGCCACGAGGCCGATGAACTCTTTGCCGTCCATTGCAAAGGAGCGGTGTGGAGAGTTGCCATAAGGCGCGACGACATTCCTTAGCGTGCCGCGGGGCGTCTTGCGCTCGGCATCTGGAACGTGGTCGGCGTCATCGCTGGGAGGCGAATTCGTGTCGTTGCCGCGATACTTGTACCGCACCGGGCGAAGCGCCTCGATAGCGGCGAGCCCGGAAGCGTAGTCGCCGGTCACGCGCTTGATGCGCGCGTCGGAGGGGGCCGACCATGATCCGCCGCCGGGCTTCCACGCGTTGCCCGCGTTATCGAACTGGAAGGTCGATTGATTGTTGACGGTCCACATCAAATAGACGGCGGTACCTGGAATATATTCAACGTAATGAACGCTGGTGGTGCCGCCCGTATTGGTGGCGTTCTCTTTCCAAGTGTAATAGTTCGAGCCGCTCTGCTGGTAATTGGTGAAAGTATTCCCGTATAAGGTGCCCGTCGGAAACCCCGCGCCGCCGTTGATTGACACGGCGCCGTAGAACGTCGCGGAGGCGTTGGCGCGGTTGATGCTGAGATACGTGCTCTGCGCCCCGGCGTCGTTCCATCCGTTGATATCGAAATTCGATCCGGCATTGCTGCCGCTCTCGGCGGCGTTGTCGCCGAGGATGATTGCCCATCGGGTGGCGCCCGCCCTCTGCCCGACGACATAACCAGCGTAGCCGACGGCCGATGCGCCAGTGCCCGCCGGCTGATTCATGAAGATGGCCGGTGAGGACGTGCTGACGCTGTTCAACGTCATGCTGCCACTGGCGCGCGCGATCGTCACTGTAGGCAGTGAGAGAAAAATCAGATCCAGCGTTGCTGCCGCTCTCGGCGCCAGGACCGCCGATGTTCATTGCCCAACGCGCGACCCCGTTCGTGTATCCATTAAGAGCGCAGATGCCGCCCGACGCCGACTTGTTCAGTATGAAACCGGGATTAGCCGCATTAACCTGCAAGTTGCCGGTCATCGTATCGCCGGCAAGAGCGACGACGCGCCCCCAGCTCGCGCTGACTCGGCCATAGGTGTGCGTATCAGATGGCGCCTCGGCGATGCCAGGTCCCGTTGCGCCGACAGGACCAGTGGCGCCGACTGGTCCCGTTGCGCCGACCGCACCGGCCGCTCCTGTCGCGCCCGCGGGACCGGTGAGCCCGGTAGGCCCAGTAGGCCCGGTCGCGCCTGTTGGGCCAGCCACACCTTGAGGTCCCGTTGCGCCGACAGCGCCATCTGCGCCCGCGGGTCCCGTCGCGCCGGTTGGACCCGCCGCACCTGCAGGCCCCGTTGCGCCTGTTGGTCCGGCCGCGCCGGTTGGTCCAGTTGCGCCGGCCGGTCCGGCGAGGCCGCTCGCTCCAGTGGCGCCGACCGCGCCCGCAGCCCCAGTCGGCCCGGTCGCGCCTGTCGGGCCGGTGAGCCCGGTAGGTCCCGTCGCGCCGGTCGCGCCAACAACGCCTTGCGGTCCTGTTGCCCCGATCGGACCTGTGGGTCCAGTCGCGCCTGTCGGCCCCGTGGCGCCCGTAGCGCCGGCGCCTGTCGCGCCAATTGGACCGGTGGCACCCATGGGCCCTGTAGCGCCCGTCGCGCCCACGGGCCCCGTAGCGCCGACAGGACCGATCGGCCCGGTCGCTCCCGTTGCGCCAGGCGCCGACGTGAGGTTGCCGTTGCCGTCGATGTAGAGCGGCGCGGCGATATCGAGCTGCAGGGCCCCCGGCGTCCTCGCGGTGGAAGGCGAGAGCGACAGCGGCGCCATGTGAGAGAGGTTGAGGTTGCCGAGCGCGTCGGTGATCATCGGCCCTGCCATCTGCAGGGTCATATTTTTGAGCGCGTCGATGTTCAGCGGCGGGCTCGCCGACGACACAGCGCCGCCGCCTCCGCCTCCGCCTTGGCCGCCCCCGATCTTCGCCCAAACGTTCTGCGCGATCGAGCCTTCGGCATTAACCGTGGTGCCCGTCGGCGCATTGACGTTCACGTCGAGCTTGCCGGTGCCCTCGACCTTCTGCGCCATTTGCCGGTCCATGGAAGCGCGGTCTGCCGCTGCTACTCCCGCCTGCTGGCGCAAACGAAATTCCTCGGCCGCCTTGTGACTGCCTCCGTACTCCCAGTCGTTGTAAACCTCTCCCTGACGGACGGTCCTCCCTCCCATCCAATTCACGTTCGGATCATGGCCGCTGCCCTGATCGGTGGCGCCTTTCAATAGATTGCTCGAGGCAGCCGCGTCGATGTCGGCGAGCGCCCTTTTGTACGCGGCCGGATCGCGCGCCAATTGAGCCGCCTTGCTATTGACGATGCCGGCTCTCTCAGGACCGTAGAAGCTTCCTGCCCCGCCTGGATTGATCATGTGCTCAAGCGACACCGGAGCAAGACCACGCTTCGCGCGCTCTTGGTTAACGAGCGCCGTTCGATTGTAGAGGCTCTCGACGACCGCGGTCCGATCACCCTCATGCTCAAGCGTTGCCAGGCCGGCAAGGTGCTGCTTCAACCACGGCTTCTGCTCAAGCTCCTGAGTGAACGGCGCCCGCTGCCTTCGCAGAAACTCGGCGACGCCTCCACTTACACCGGTGTCAATTCCACTGACATCGATCGATGACGCCGCCGCCGTCTGCGGAGTCGCACCCAATCGAGCTGCCATCTTTTCCATCTCCGCAGGCGTCGGCTTGCGGAACGTATATCCACCGGTCGCGAAGCTGCTCTCGTTGAGCTTGCCGCCCTGATTGCCTCCGAGCCCGGTGAATCTCCCGGTCTTCGGATCGATGGCAGAAACGAACGTGACGTGACTCCCGGTCGCCCCGGTCCGCACACCGCGATTGGCGACGGCGATGTCCCCGACATGCGGCGTAGGATCGGCCTCGCCCCAGTTGCGCCAATTCGAGGCGATCGAGGCGTTCTGCGGCGGCGTGCCGCCCGAGGCCTTGACGACAGACGCGGCGAACTCGCCGCACCAGCTCCCGGCTTTCGGATATCCCTGCGATCTCATAAAAGCTTCGACACCGGCGGGCCCCTGCGTCGCGGCAACATGCTTGGCCGTCTCGAGGATATTGCCGGGGACCGTCGCGTCGTTGGTTATTCCGCCGGCGCCAACGTCGCTGCCATACGGCTGACCTCCGTCGCCTCCGCGGCCAGCGCCGCCTCCGCCTCCGGTGCCGCCGCCGGCCGTGCCATCCCCGCCGGTAAAGGCCAGGGAGCGCCCCCATCGGGGAAACACTGCCGACGCCCGCAGCGTAACCTCCGTCGGCGCCATACCCCCCGCCGCCGACGGCAGCGCCGCCCGCGTAGCCGACGCCGGGGCCTCCGCCGCCTCCTCCGACCCTGCCAGGTCCGACGCCGAGCCCCGGGCCGAGCCCGCCCATGCGCGTCACGACCTGCTCGTCGAGGAGGTCGTTGAGCCGCTTCATCTGCTCGGTCAGCTCGTCGGTTGCCTTGGTCTGCTTCTCGACGGTCTCTGCACCTTCACCAGGCGTGACAGTTTCCCCAGCGTGGAGCATCGCGAACTGATCGCGATCGACAAATCCTCCGCGCTGATAATGCTTGGTTGCCGCGGCCCCAGCGCCGCCGTTCGGAACGGACGGGACCTTCGAACGCAAGAGGCTTGCTATGCCGCCTTCCGTCGGCGCTGCACCGATCAGGTTGACGATCGCTTTCATCAAGCCGAGGCCGCCGCTGGCCCCCATGATCGCGTTGATCCAATCCTGATCGCTTCCGAAGGCCGGCTTGATCGCGTCGCGCTGCAGGTTCATCAAATTTGCCGGGATGACGAGTTCGCCCTTGTGGAGCATCGCGACCTGGTCTTGCGAGACAAGACCGCCTTCCTGGAATTTTGGAAGGTGCAGCTTTGACCAGAAAGACTCAGCCTTGGCAGGAGCTGGCGCGGGAGCAGGAGCTGGCGCGGGCTGCGGAGGCGGAGCCTCTTCGTGAGCAGCGGGGGCCGTCTCTTCGTGAGCTGCAGGAGCAGCCTCTGTCGGCTTTCTCCATCTGAGCAAATCGCCCCACGACTTCTGCCTGTGTTCAGGAGCTGGGACCTCTTTGCCGGCCGCCCTGTCAGCCTCGATTTGTATCTTTCGCTTTTCCTCGACTTCGGCGGCTTCTTTCAGCGAAGCGCCGAGGCCGTGCTCCGCCCATCCTTTGACGATGTCATCGATCTTGTGGAGCGTCGGGAGCCAGGCCTCGAGAAGGTTCTCTTTCCAAACTGCGGTGATCTTTTCCCACTGATTTGAAATATCGCCGCTGACGGACTCAAAATCCTTGGCAGACTTGATGCGCGCGTCCCATGCCGCCTTCTCCTCGGACGACATCTTTGTGAACTTCTCCATGACCTGTATGAGGTCAGGAGCGCCGAACGCATCCAGAAATGATTTTCTCGCATCAGCAGCTCGAGCGGCTGCGGCTTCGGCCGTCGCGCCGAGCCGCCGCTGATGGTCGTACATATTTTGATAAATTTCGTCGCTCTTCTGCTTCACCTCATTTGCAAATTCTGAAATGTCTTTCCCGCTCAAGCCGACGAGCCACCGCTGCATCGCCTCTGCGTTCTCAAGGCCAGCTCCCCTGACAAGCTTCTGGCGCAGCTCGCTGCCGACCCGAGTCAGGTCTGCCATCGATGCGGCAAGGCCGGCGATGTT